TCACCTCTCAATCATCTTCCTTACATCCTGCACCGCGCAAACGATCTGCTGCCGGAGCAGCAACGCGATGAGGAGCCCTCCAAGGGCAAGCGCTCCGATCGCGACGACGGTCTGCCATTCCATGCCGGCTAGCGCGGCGAGGCCAGCACTACCGCTGCCAAAGATGGTGGTGATCCAACTCCACTGATCGGCACGCTTGCGGATTTCAGCTTCGACGGTGACGGGAACGACGGGCTTTTCGACTTCCCGCTCCACCACAATCTGGCGTGCTGGCTGGCTGGCAATATGGCGTTTCCGAACCTCGACCAGCACCTGACGTACGCGATCCGGGCTGACGGCTGCGTTCTGGCCGGCATAAGCACCCTTGCCTGTAGTGATGGGGAGTGAAGCCCATTCCTGGGCCAGATTGTTGATCAACGTGTCTTCCGAGAGCCGCCCTGCCAGATATTTGTCGATGCCACGCAGGCCGAGCAGATAGCAGGCGCATCGATCCTGCATCTCGGCGTCAAACTGGGCCGGCGGCGGAAGCTTGAGCGTCTTTCGGATGGCGCGCAGCGTGGTGCGGACAATCTGGTAGCGGCCGAGCGCTGAGGAGTTGAAGCGGTTGTCCGGGTGCTTCAGCATCCTGGTCTGCAGCGTATCAATTGCCTCCAGCGTCATGGCAACCAGATCGACGTCACCGCCGGTGAAGGCGCCATAGGCGAGCGTCTCGTTGTAACCCCGCTTTCTGTCGGTGCCCTCAGCAAAGCCGATCAGATCCAGCAGTGGGCGGTAGACATGGTATTTGTCGCGCGCAGCGTCCGGCGCCGCGCTTTGAGGCGTGGTCATGGTTGATATCCTTGGCTGGATAAAGCCGGCGGTTCAGGTGACGCCAGCCTCGATCAGCATTTCGAGGAGGCCCGGATCGTCGCGGGAGCGGCGCGGCTGCTCGCGAATGTTGAACATTTCGCCAGTGCGCACATCGACAATGCGGTCTGAGGGCGTGATGGTGAGTGCCTGATCGCTGATGCGAATGGTGAGGATTGCCGGCTGCTTCGCGGTCAGACGCGCGGCAATAACGGTCTCGCCACCACGCATGAAGGTGATCTTGCCCCAGACGGTAAACTGGTCCTGCCAGTCTGGATCGCCCGGATGACCGCTCCAGTCGGGCTCGGCGACATCGCGCTGGACAGTGAACCGATTACGAAGTTCACCAGCTCCTGTCATCATATCTGCATCCTGCGATAGGGGGCTATGAGAGCCTCAACCGCAAAGGGCAGGGAAGCCATGCCGGCGGTACTGACTGCCTCGCGGTTTTGATACCAGTGCCCGACCAAAAGCAAGATTGCGACCTTGAGGGGATCCGGCACTGTGCTGGTTGCGGGAGGTCCGGGGTTGGACTCGTAGCCTGCCTTGAAGGTGATGCCGACCGCGCGACTTTCATGCAGATTTTCTGGAAAGACATAGTCGGCATCAAAGCGGACCATAGCGTTGCCAGCTTCATCGGTGCGCAGGTCATAACATCCAGATGGTATGGTGCTGAGCTGACCGGCAGGATCGCGCCAGGTGACCGTCTGCACCGAGATGACCGGACCGAGGGGAATTGCCAGTTCACGCGCAAAGCGATCATGGTCCTGTCGCCAGACCTGTTCGACCAGACAGCGGCCAAGAATGCCGGTCCAGCCATCCAGATGTTCGGTCGCGGCCTGGATCAGGTTGCTGATCAGCGCATCCTCATCATCGTGATCGACCCGCAGATGCAGTTTGGCCTCCGCCAGCGTCACCAGCTGGATGGCTGGCGGGGTGATCCGAACAGGGCGGTGCATGATGTCCTCCTCAAGGAGAAAGGGGCGGCAGGAGGCCCGCCGCCTCCAGGCCGTTACGCCTGATCGGCTTCCGGCTGCACCATGCCGTGGCTCTTGACGACAATCGCGGCAAGCGGCGTCCCGGTGCCATGCGTGCCGGAAAAGTCCGCCAGCAGCTTCAAGTAGCGCTTGCCGCCGACATAGCCGCACCGATAGACGGCAGCAGCGGCATGGGCAGCGGTGAGCGCCTTGATGATCCCGCCCTCGCCAACAGACGAGAGACCGAGCACGTCTTTTTCACTGACGGCCTCATAGGACGTATCGTCGTCCGAGTGCGTCAGTTTGAACTCGATCTTGTTTGTGCTCGTGAAGGTGATGCCGCCGGCGCCAATCGCAAGCACGATCTCGGCAGCGTCATAGCCTTGCAGATCGATGGCCGCAGGCGTGTTGTCGTCGTCATATGCAGCGACAGCAATGGCCTCAACCACCGACATTCCGGAATGCATATCCCGCATCGGAGTGATCCTTCTTTGAACAGAATGGGGAAACAGGCGGCGGCTGCCGCCCGCAATTAGCTCGCCGCAGCCTTCAAGAGCTTGATGGCCTCGAAGTTCTGGACGCCGCCGCCAACGCGCTTCGTCGTGTAGAAATGCACGTAGGGCTTGTTGGTGAACGGATCGCGCAGAACGCGGACGCCCATGCGGTCGACGATCAGGTAGCCGCGCTGGAAGTCACCGAAGGCAATCGGGTACTCGTCCGCACCGATGTCCGGCATGTTGTCGTCATCGACAACCGGATAGCCGAGGATCGTGGCCGGCTGGCCAAGCTGCATCGAAGGCTGCCAGAGGTAAAGCTCCTCCTGCTTCGACTTCAGCTTGCGGATCGCCGCCTGGGTGCTCCTGTTCATGAGCCAGCGGGCATTCTGACGGTAGCCCTGTTTGATCGCGTAGACCACATCCAGGAGCGCATCGACACCGTTGTGCGTGCTGTCGGAAAGCTTGCCTGCAACGCCCGTGGCGAGATAGCCAAGCTTGCCCCAGGCATAGCTGCTGTCGGCCACCTTGTCGTAGGACAGGAGACCGCGCGGCTGGTTCACGCCGGTGCCGGCGATGAAAGCGGCGCCTTCCAGCTCGGCAAAGGTGATCGACACCTCATCGGCCAGCCACTGCTCGATGCTGATGCGGGAATCGTCCAGCAATGTCTGCGTGGCGGCCGGGTTGGCGTAGACCTCCATCGCCGGAAATTCCAGCGCGGAAAGACGCGGCCCGTCCGTTTCCGACCGCGCATCATGCTCGCCGACCCATCCGCCAACAGCACCGCCCTGGTTGACCAGCTTCTTGTAGGTCCCGGTCGAAATCGAGATCACGCGCGAGATCGAGCGCATGGCCGACACCGTGCCAAGCACCCGGTCAATCGTGTTCTCCATCTCTTCCGGCACGACATAGCCGCCGTCCGGATCGCTGTCGGTGCGCAGCGCCGCCTTCACTTCCAGTTCACGCAGCCGTTCTCAACGCCATTGCGGAAGAACTGGTTGAAGACACGGGCGTGTTCACGCTTCTCGGCAGAGAGCGCCTTGGCCTCGCCTTCACCGCCCACCTTGAGTGCGGCGAGGGAGGCGTTCACCCGGTCCAGTTCGCCCTGGAGCCTGGTGATCTCGGCATTGATGCGGTCAACCTTTTCGGTCTGCACCACATCTTCCATGCCCTTTTTAAGGTCCGCGATTTCCTTCTCGCGCTCGGCCTTGAAGTCCTCGAAGGTCTTTTGAAGTTCGGCCAGAACTCGGCCGGCATCACTTGCGTCCGCGCGAGCAACGCCGATCAGCCCGCGGGCGCGGGCGTTCAAATGAATGCTCATTATGTTCTCCTATGAGCGGATGGTCTCGATAAGCCGCTGCATTGCAGCGATGTCGAAGCCAGCGTCGTGCATGGCAGGTTCGGCAGCGTTGTGCGTACCGGCAATCTGGTTGAACATCTTGCGTCGCTCAGTGCGGGGGATGCCGTGTTGCGCCAAGGCGGCATCGATGCGCCGCTTGGCGAGGATTTCAGGCCGGGCCTGCGCGCGCGCATTGGTCACCGTGTGGATTTCGGCATCGTCGACAGCGTCGGCAAAACCGTATTCGATGGCCTGTGCCGGATCCATGAACGTCTCTGCATCCATCAGCTGTTCGATCGAAGCGTGAGTCATGCCAGTGCGTGCTTCATAAATGTCGGCGATCGCCGCATCGAACTGATCGAACAGACTGGCTGCCTCACGCATATCGTGGCGGTTGCCGATCACCATGCCCCAGGCATTGTGCACCATCATGAAAGCCCCATGCCCCATGCGGATCTCGTCACCGGCCATGGCAATGATCGAAGCAGCAGATGCGGCCCAACCCAGAACCTCGACGGTGACTTTGGCCGGATGGGCGCACAGCAGATTGTAGATCGCAATCCCCTCGAACATGTCGCCTCCCGGTGAGTTGATCCGAACCACGATGTCCTGGCTGCCGATCGAGCGCAGGGCGGCCGAGATGCGCTTTGCCGTGACGCCGCCTCCGGACCAGGGTTCCTCGCCAATCACGTCCAAGATGCTTATGCTGCGGTCATCCTCTGCGGCTGCCATGGGCGCAGTCTCAGCCCATTTGGCAAGAACATCGGACGGCGCATCCCACTGGTAGTTTCGCCGGCGTGCCATTGTTGGCGCCTCGGGAAGGCTGCGCAGGCTCATCAGAACTCCTCCAGGAGCTGGAACAGATAACCGCCAAGCGTGACGCCACCGATGAAGATGCCAAAGTTGAAGGCGGGATTGAAGATGGCCAGCGCAACGACACAGATAACGATCGCCGTCGAGGCAAGTTTCAAAGCACCAAGAAGGGTCATGGCTCGTTCTCCTTTGTTTCAAGAGAGCTGGCGTCGGCGTTTTCGTCTGGACGCATTTCATCCGCCGGTACGCCGGCGGTATTGGGCGGTGGATAAAAGACGTCACCGCCCTCGCGTGGGTTCTCGTCTTCTAGCGCCCGGATTTCGTTCGGGCTCCACACGCCCCATTGCAGGCCTTTGACGTAGGCCTCCCAGCGGGCCTTGATGTCGCCCTTGACGAGGGCTGCCCGGTTGAAGCGGGCATAAAGCGTGTCGTCCGCACCAACCAGATCGCGGTTGATCGCCTCTTCCCACATGGTCAGGTGATCTTCGAGCGTATAGGCAACAAAGCCGATCGACTGCTGCTCGATGCCGGTGCCCCAGCTGGTCGATTTCTCGGTGTCGCCGATCATGTGTGGCGGCACGCCAAAGAACATGGCGATGTCGGAGCGCGAGAATTTTCGACTCTCGATCCACTGCGCATCCTCGGCCGTCATGGCGATGCGGGCATAGTCCATCCCTTCTTCAAGGATCAGGTTCTTGCCTTCCTGCTCGCCGCCGGAGCGGAACTCTTCCAGACCCGCCTTCAGATTGGCGATCGCTTCCGGCCCGAGTTTGTTCGGGTGCTTCAGGACACCGCTGACGCGGGCGCCATTGCGGAAGGTCGCCGCGCCATAATCTTCCATGGCGAGCGACAGGCCAATCGTCTCGCGCGCATAGGTGATCGGCGACACGCCATGGACACCATCGAGCGTCAGCCCGACCAGGTGGAAGACTTCTGCCTGTGCAAGCTGGATCCGCCGGCCATCCTGGCGGGTATAAAGATATTCCAGAGCAAGATCGTCGCGTTGCTTGACCTCCACGCGATCCGGATGCAGCGGGATCAGTTCCTGTACATCGCCACGCGAACGCACGATCATTGCATAGGCATTGCCGCGCAAAAGCAGATGCGCCTGCAGCATGCGCCGAAACTGCGAGGGCGTCTGCCAGCGATTGGGTTTTCTCCGCAGCACCATCCAGATCGGTGTGTCGGATGCATCCTCGCGCGTACGATCATCGACCCGGCGCTTGATATGCAAGGGCAAGGTGGCAACGGCGCCGGCAATAATCCGCACCGAGGCATAGACGGCGGCGACCCGCATCGCCGCCTCTGGCGTCACCATAGCGCCGGATGCCGTCAGCGCGCCAGAGCGTAGTGCCTCTTCCAACTGTTCGCTCGTCGTGATGACAAGACCACCACCAGCATCCTGGAACGACGCGCGCGGCGATGCAGCCGGTGACTTTTTGCCACCAAACCAGTTTGACCAGAATGCCATTGGGTTCTTTCGTAAGCTGCGCTGTTCAGATCACAGCATCAGGATGCCGCGGTTCTCATAGACCGAGCGGCCGGCATGGATATCACGCATCTGGGCCCGCCCCAGCGCGTTGCAGATGGCGACAATACCGTCGATCCGTTCTTTAGAACGTTCCTTGTCCGGCTTGATATTTCCGGCCGGATCATGACGCACGGCAACGTTGGAGGCATTCCAGCGCAACACCGGATGGCCGCCATGCCAGAGGGCGCGTGATACTGCGAGGCGCTCCAGTTCTGCTGTTGGTGCCGCCATGCTCAAGAACCCTTGGCCGAACTGAACGAGGTTCAGGCCTTCATCCTGCAGATGCTGGACAATCTCGCCGGCAAAGGTGCGGTCATAGGAAAGCTCACGCATGTCGAAGCGGGAGGCAAGATCCAGGATTTCTTTTTCCACGAAGGCAAAGTCGGTAGCGTTGCCGGGGGTAGCTGTTAAAAATCCCTGATCGCGCCAGACATCATAGGGCACGCGGTCACGGCGCACGCGGCGTAATATGTCGTCCTCGGGGATAAAGAAGCGGCAGGTGACGATCCATTTGTTGGCAAGCGCCTCGAGTTCATCATCGAGTGTCGGCGGAAACACCAGCACGAAGGCCGAGAGGTCGTTGACGCGGGCAAGGTCTAGCCCACCAAAACATTCACGCCCAAGCAGTTTTTGTTCGAGCTCCTCCAGCTCGTGCTTGACGATGCGCCAGTCGGTTGAGGCTGGCAGGCCTCCTTCCTCCCACACTGCCATATCGAGCCAGCGCGTGACCTGCTCGGTCCATTCGTTCAGCCGCAATCGCCGGATGGCGTTCTGCTGCGCCGGCATTTCCTTCGCCTCATCGATCTGGCGTTTCAGATCATCCACCTTGACGGTGACGCCAAGGCTCGGGTTCGCCTTCACCCAGACCGCAGGATCGGTCCAGTCATCGCCATCATCAATGGTGGCGATATAGGCAAACCAGCTGTCGGATGAGTCCGTCGGCAGCGTGCCTTCCAGTGCCTTGACCGAGAATTCGTGATGCTGGCGGCAGACGGAATGGCGATCATAGCCTGCGGTGGTGATCTCAAAGATCAATGGCTGGCGCCGTGCTCCGGTGGCGGTGTTCAGCTTCTGGATGATCTCAGGGCCTGGATGTTCATGGACTTCATCGACCGCGGCAAAGTGAATGTTCAATCCGTCCATCTTGGTGGCATCGGCTGACAGTGGCCGGAACCAGGACGAGGTCGGCAGCACGGCGAGATTGTTCACGGTCCTGGTAATCCTTGCTTGCAGCGCCGCACTTGCCGCCACCATGCGTTCGGCCTCGCCAAAGACGATCCGCGCCTGATCCCGAGTAGTGGCAGCCGAATAGACATGCGCTCCCGGTTCACCATCGGCGATCAGGGCATAAAGTGCGGTCCCTGCCAGCAGCACCGATTTACCGTTCTTGCGCGCCACCTCGACATAGGCCGTACGAAAACGGCGCAGGTAATGTTGGCCCGAACGGGTCTTGCGCTTCCAGCCATAAAGCGAGCCAACGACGAACTGCTGCCAGTCCTGCAGCACGAACGGTTCACCGGCCCATTCGCCAGTGGAATGGCGCAGATGGCCAAAGAAGTCGATCGCATGACGCGCGGCATCAACATCCCAGACGAGGCCACGCTTGCCGCCGAGCTTGAGGTCGGCGAGATGCCGCTCACAGGCCAGTTTCACCAGATGACCGGCAATGATCTTGCCGCTGACCACAGCGCGAGCATAGGCCGTGACCGGGCAGGAATTCTTGCCAGATCGCGATCTATTTCTTGCGGCCACGGGTTAAAAAATCCTCGAAGGGGTCGGTAGTTTCAGCTGGCTCCGCCACGCGGATGCGTGAACGGCTGGATGGCGTCAGGCCAAACTCGGCCTCGATCTGGTGCATCTGTGCGAGGCATTTGTTGGCCACGCTGAGAAACGGGTTCTGGATGATATTGTCGTTGGACGTCTTCACCACATGGCCGCGGCGTTTGACTTCAGCTTCGGCTTCCAGCCAGCGGCGCCAGATCACGACGTAACGAGCAAGCGCACCGGTATCGAGCTCGGTCATGACGCCGTGCCGGGCGAGCAGCTCAGCCATTTCGGTAAACTTGGTACTTGCCTCCTCATCAAGATGATCCGGCGGCGCGGGAACTGCAACCACCGGCTGTGGCTCTGCCTTGTTCATGCGGTGTGGTCGGGCAGTACCCTTGACCAGCTTCAGATGCGTCGGCAGCGGCTTGCGGCCGGCCATGTCATGACTCCTGTGTTCATTCAGAGCCTTCATCCTGAAGGCGTAGTGCTTCGAAAAAGCGGCGCAGGGTGAAGGACCGTGCAATCGACACCACCGTGAAGATCGCGCCCATCATCATGTTTTCGGAAAGCGTGGTCGTCAGCCCAAACAGCGGAAACACCACAATCTGGGTGATGACCGCGATGCCGTAGCCAACGGCGACATTGGTGAGCGATTCCAACAGCGACATGGTGCGCGACTGCTTCATGCCGCGTCGACCTGTTTCGGCACACGCTCGGCCGCTATCGCGTCAAAGCTGCGGCCATCACCATCCAGCGTCGCCTGCTTGCCGGTATATTCCTGCCAGCGCCTCACGACGACGTCGCAGAAGGCTTCCGACAGCTCCAGCCCGTAGACCCTCCTGCCGGTCTTTTCGCCAGCAATCAGCTGTGATCCCGAACCCGAGAACGGCTCGTAACAAATATCACCGGTTCTTGTGTGCAACTGCATCGGCAACGTAAACACGCGTACCGGTTTTGATGTCGGATGCTCTCGGGTTTCAATCTCGGACGACGGAATATTCCACACCGTCGTCGGCCAGCTTTCAAAACCCTCGCGGTTGATGCGAGGCTTCTTGCCGCGAATCCAACCGAACATGCAGGGCTCATGCGCCCACAGCATCACCGAGCGTGTCAGCACCGGGCGGGATTTGGCCCATATGATCTGCTGGTGATGCAGGACGTCAAACTTGTCCCAGACATTTTCCAGCATGCGCTGGCGACGCGAAGCATGCCAGCAATACCACGCGACGCTCTCCTGGATGGCATGTTCGATCGCCACGTGGCAGAAGGTTTCATAAAATTCTGGCCCCTGGCTGGAATCATCCCAATGGGGCTGTTCGATATAGTCTTCAGACCAATCCTTATTGGCGATCTTCTTGGCGCGTTTGGAAGCGTTCTTCTTAGTCGGATGATTGGTGCCGTCATAATCGACCAGGTAAGGCGGGTCTGTGGCAAACAGCGCCGCGCGTGAGCCATTCATCAGCCGCATCACATCATCCGGGTCTGTGCTGTCGCCGCAGAGCAACCGATGATCGCCAAGCAACTAGAGATCACCGCGCCTTGTGACCGGCGTTGCCGGCACTTCCGGAATGGCGTCGTCCTCGGTCAGGCCGCCCTGTTCAATGCTGCTGCCGTAGAGCAGATCCTGCAATTCGTCGTCATCAAAGCCGGTCAGGCCGAGATCAAAGCCGGCCTCCTGCAGGTCGGAAAGTTCGAGCGCCAACAGATCCTCGTCCCATCCGGCATTCATGGCGATGCGGTTGTCGCTGATTACCAGCGCACGGCGCTGTGTTTCCGACAAGCCCGACAGCATGATGGTCGGCACGGTTTCCATGCCAAGTTTGCGCGCGGCAAGCACGCGGCCATGGCCGGCGATCAAGGTGCCATCCTCGGCAATCAGCACCGGATTGGTAAATCCGAACTCGCGGATCGAGCCGGCGATCTCAGCGACCTGTGCTTCCGAGTGGGTGCGGGCATTGCGCGCATAGGGAACCAGATCATCAAGCTTGCGATATTCGACGACCAGCTGACGGTCGCCGCCATCAACACCGATATGCGCAGCTTCAGCGATTGCCATTTTCTGTATCCAATGAAATCAATTGGTTAGCCATGCACCCCCCCATCGCCATTTTGGCCACGCATATGTTTTTGGTGGCGCGCGGTCCTGGGAGCGAACTCTCCAGAGATTTGACCTCCCCGGGGGGGAGGGCTTGGGCTCACGAGCGGCGGCACACATTGCCGAAGCCACCGTCGCTGCCGGCCGTCTTCCGGCCGTGGCACGATGCGCACAGCGCCTGCCAGCGGCTGCGGTCCCAGAACACCGTCTCATCACCGCCATGCGGATCGATATGGTCGACGACGCTGGCCGGTCGGATCAGATCATGGCGCGCGCATTCCACGCACAGCGGATGATCGTGCAGGAAGGATGCGCGTTCCGTTCGCCAGCGCTTCGAGCGGTAGAGCGCACGTGCCACCGGATTGCGCCTGCTTGCGTAATCACGATCGCGCTCGCGCTTCTCGCGCCGGCCAACCGGGCGATGGATCGGAGGGCGGACGGGCATGATGCTGGTCTCGATGATGGTGACGATGGCAATGGCGACGACACCGGAAACGACAACGCCCGCGAGGGGGGGCGATCCGTCGCGGGCGCGCCTCTCCCGAGCATAGCCAGAAACATATCTGATTTGCCCCCATCTGTTGCATGGAAAAGTGTTGCAACACATTGGAGTCACTGCGCATTGAGCCGCGCCGCAATCTTGGTGAGGGCGAGCTGCCAGCGTCGCCACGCCGTAGTGCGATCGCAGCCATGCTCATGGCTGATCACCTTCCAAGGCACGCGGGCCGCACGCGACCAGACCAGCTTGCGCTCCGCCTCCTCGATCCAGAGCACCCAGTCGAACGTCTGCTCGAGCCGCGTGATGGCGGCGGCCGACGGCCGGATATGCATCGGCTCGGGTTCCATGAAGGCAATCTCGCGACTCGTCCGCACGATCTCCGGCCAGGTGTTGAAATAGCCCTGCACCTTCACCGGCGGCAGCTTGCGCAGGGTGCGAAATGCCTCCTCGAAATGATCGGCGACGCAGTCGGCGGTCCAGATGCGGTCAGCCATGGCGTGCCTCCACTTCCGTGGGGCGCGGGCCGTAGAGCTTCTCGCACAACTGCCGGACCAGTTCGCGCTCGGGCCATGTCAGGCGGTCATCATCGGCAGAGACCGCGAGGACACCCTGTTCCTGCCAGCCCTCGCGCTTGACCTGCTCGGGATCCCGGCGTTCGCCGCCGTAGCCTTTAGGATGCCACCTCATGCGACACCCCCGTTCGTCTCGATCGCCCAGAGGAGGATGGCGATGGCGTCGGCTTCATTGTCGTCCGCGGGCGAGAAGCCGCGGGCGCGAACGGCGGCCATGACGGCAGCCTTGTCGGCGTTGCCCTTGGCGGCGACGTGCCGCTTGATCGTGCCGATCGGGACGCCCTCGTAGGGCACACCCCGCAGTTCAGCCCATGCGGTCAGCGTGGCCATGAGCCCGCCGTAGATGTGGCTCGCGTCGGTGCCGGCGTGGCGGCGGACCTCCTCGAACCAGATCGCCGAGATCGGCCCCGAGATCCGGTCGATCTCGGTCAGCCAGTTGGTGAAGCGCAAATACCGCATGCCGCCACCATCAAATCGCCGGGGTTTGAAGCAGACGGTGCCGCTGGTGATCAGACCGTCATGGCCGCGCAGTGCCCAGCCGGTCGTGGTTCCGAGATCGAGCGCAAGCACCGTGTCGGGGAGTACGTCTCCGTTCGTGGCCCGCGCTTCGGTGGCGGTTGTGGCGGATGTGGCGGGTTGTTCGGTTAACATCTCACGGGCGCGCGTGTGCGCTGGCGGGTTGTTCGGTTAACATCTCACGGGCGCGCGTGTGCGCACGCGTGACGGTTATATGGTCATAACCCGCCACATCCGCCATTTCCCTTGTTTTACTGGTCATTGTAGTCCCCCTCGAAAAGGTCGGTCTTGTTGTCCCTCACGGCGATCCCGCGAAACCCGCGCACCGTGCTGGTCTTGAATTTTTCGAAGCCGCGGGCGCTCAGGGTCTCCGAGAAGCGCTTCATCGAGCCGGCGTATTCTCCGTTCGCCTCCGCCCAGCTCTTCCAGCTGTTGAAAAGCTCGGTCGATCCGGACTCGAACGATGAGCTGCCGACATCGCAGCACTCCTCCAGCCACCGCCCGAGCGCGTCTTCTGCCTCGAAGTAATCCTCGGTCGCCGCCATCACGGCCTCGGGCGGGCGCAGTCCGGTCTCCTGCCACTCCAGGCAGCCCCGGAGCGCCCAAGCGAGGATGCCGTCACGCTCGGCCAGAAGCCTGTCGGACAGGCGGCGGTCGCGTTTGGCCGGCGGGATGGTGACCGTGAAGGGCACCATGTGCAGCCGTCGCTTCATTGCCTCGTCCACGTTGCGAATGGACGGCTTGTGGTTGCCGACGATCAGAAGCTTGAACTGCGGGATGAACTCGAAGAAGTCCTGCCGCATGAAGCGGGCGGTGATCTTGTCGCCGCCGGTGAGGGCCTTCAGCTTGCTTTCGGCCCAGCGACTTCCCTGTTCGGTCTCGATGGAGGTCACGATCCGCGCGCCGCGCAAGCCCGCCATGTCGGTCGGATGGCGGTCGCCATGGGTGGCCATGAACATGTCCATGGCCGCGACAGTCGCGTAATCGCCCATGATCGCGGTCAGCGTGTTGGCAAAGACCGATTTGCCGTTGGCGCCGGTGCCGTAGAGGAAGAACAGCGCGTGTTCGGTGGTCACACCGGTCAGGCAGTAACCGGCCATTCGGCGCAGATAGGCCTGCAGCTCGACATCGCCGCCCGTGACCGTGTCAAGGAACGCCTCCCATGTCGGACAGGCGCCCTTCGAGGCCGCGCCCGCGACCTTGGTCATGAAGAGCTGCGGATCGTGGGCGGACTGCGCGCCTGTGCGAAGGTCGATCACGCCATCGCCGGTGTTCAGAAGCCAGGGGTCGCGGTCCCAGATCTCGGTCGTGCTGGCATGCCTGCGATCGCTGCGGGCGAGCCGCTCGACAGCGGCCACAGTTGCGGCCGTGGACAGCTTGGTGCGAACACGCGCAGACGGTGCGCGGACCGCCGCCTCGCGGCAGACCTCCGCCTCGCGGCAGACCTGGCGCGCGAGATCGAAGGCCTGCAGCGTGTCCTCGCGCCGCCAGACCACCCCGGTCCAGGTGAGCCACTGTCCCCATCCGGCCACGTAGCGCCAGCGATCCGCGTGCCTTTCTGCAAAGCGCGCCGCCAGCGCGTCCTCGCTGAAACGCACGGGTGTCGGGCCGTTATTGTCTCCGCCACCGCCATCGGCGCCCTCGGAAAGTTCGTCGTCGAAGGCCCCATTGCGCTCGAGATCGCGCTGCCAGAGACGCTCGGCTTCCTTTTTCAGCCTGTCCTCTGGCCAGGGCGGATCGATGCGGGCGAGGTTGTAGCTCTTGATCTCGTCCCAGGCCTCGCCCGGCGTGACGTGCCCTTCGCGGCAGCGTCGGATCCAGTAGCCGATGACGCGCGAAAGCGCATCGAAGCGGGTCGTGCCGTCGACGCCGCCTTCGCGAACCGGACGCCCGAACAGTTCCGGGACCGAGTCGCCTCCGCGACCGGCGCCGTTGAAATCGAGCGCGTCATCCGAGAGCCCCTCCATCGGCGGCATCGCCAGGATTGCCTCGGTGAGTTCGCCAAGGTCGTGATCGATCTCGGCGTGATCGACGATCTCGACGAGCCGTCGGCTGCCGCCTTTCGCGTGGATGCTGCCCGCGACGCGGATCGGCTGATGGGCGGATTTGAAGGCCGGATCGCCGCCGACCTTCGCGGCAATCGTCTGGCGCAGCCGGCACACGCGGGCGACGTCTTCGCCTTCCGCCGGCTCGGTCAGGCGCCAGTAGAGGTGCAGCTTGCGCTGACCCTCCGCCGTCACACCGCCCGAGGCCACGACCAGAGTGGGTCGCCCAACATGGCGTTCGAGATGGGCGCGTTTCGCCGCGATGTCGCCATGGTCGAGATCGACCAGCAAGACCTGCGTCTGCAGGATGTGCTCGGCGCGGGCATCGCCAGGATTCTCGACCGTGCCTGGCACGACGAAAAGCGCCATGTCCGCGTTCGCCGCCCAGCTCGCCTGGCGCGCAAGCATCTCGGCGAGCCTGTCGTCGGCGGGCAGAAACGGCGTGTGCGGAGGCGCGTCCGTCGCCCCCTTCTCGGCCAGCGCCCGCACCGGCACCAGATGCTCGCAATAGCCGAACACCACGCTTGCGTAGGTCGCGATCATGTCGCGATCCGGAGCGAGCGTCGTGTCGGGGCTGCACATTGGCGCGTCCGTCATGCCCAGCACCTCTCCTTCCAGGCACAGAAGCGGCATTCGAAATGCTCGGGATCCTCCGTGTGCCGGGGCAAGAGTTCGCCCGCGTCGCAGGCGCGCAGGATCCGCACCGCCTTGTCGCTGGCGGACTGCGCGCGTTCGGCATCGAACGGGACCAGCTCGTGCCAGATCTCGCAGCTGTCCTTGTTGATCGCGGTGAAGAGCGCCGGCGCATCGGTGAGCCCGAGATAGGCCTGATAGAGCGCGATCTGCGCCGCATAGATCGGCTTGGCCTTGACCACGCCGCGCCTGGCGATGTCGCGCCAGTTCTTCGCATTGGCCGACTTGCACTCCCAGAGCGCCGGAACCGCCATGCCGTCTGGCGCGGCCACGATGACGCCATCCGCATGCCCCTGCAGGCGACCGCCAGCGGCGGAAAACCCGAACTGTTCGCCATGGCGGTTGCGCGTTCTGAGATCGAAGCCGGCCTTGCGCAGCCAGCCGATCGCGAGCTCCTCGAGCACATGACCAAGCGCGAAGATGCGCAAGGAGCGCCCGGTAAATTCCGCGCCGTCGTCCTTCGGCACCTTGAGATATTCGTATTGCAGCCGTCGCTGGCAGGCATCGCCCAGCCGGCTGCCCCCGAGATAGTCGCGCGCAGGTCGCTCGGCGTTCTCGGCTGTCAGGGCGGTATCGATGAGAGCGTTCACCACGTCCGCGAAACCGGGTTTCTTCTCCCGATGGTTGAAGTCCAGAAGCGCCGCCATCAGAAGGGAATCTCCGTGTCGGACTTCGGTGCCGAGGTGGCCATGGCCTCCTGAAATCCGTCGATGGCGGCTTCGGCGAGCGCCCGGGCCTGCTCGGCCGAGAGTTCGTTGAAACGGGTCGCCCAGCCGATCTCGGCCATCAGCTCGCCCATGAATTTCATGGCGGCGTGAAGCGCTTGCCGCTCGCGCGCGTCCGGATCGATCATGAAACGCCTCCCGCGATGCGCGCGAGACGGATGAGAAACGTGGTGATGGAACCGCGCCGGGCGCGATCGAGAATTGCGATCATGGGGAATGCTCCAGCTGCCTGTCCTCACATACCGGCGCGGCTCTCGGCCTGTCGGATCGGCAGGATGGAACGTTTCATGAACACAATCTTGTGGCGAGCACGGCGCGCATCTATTTTCGCCTCACGAGCAGCTTGGCCGGAGCGATTCTGATGCCTTCATTCAATCCAAGAATTTTCACCAATCCCGATCGCCTGAAGCAAATTTCCCCGGACCGCCTGAAGACCTTCCTCTCCAGGTGGAACGGTTATTTCGTTGGTCGGGGCCTTGATCTTGCCGCCGCGCCCGTCGACGAACTGCCGCTCGAGGACATCGCCGCCATCCTGATGAACCCCGACGAGAACGTCCCCGACGCGATGGTCGATGCGCTCTATTACGTGCATGAGACCGCCAGCCACGAGAGCATGGAGGAATTGCTCGAACAGGCCGAGGCGGCAGGAATCGCGATCGACGCAGAGCACGAACCGACCGCGGCCGATGTTTCCGTCCAGATCTGGCTCGCAAACCCGATGCTCCTGCAACGCCAGCACGCGGAAACCGTGGCCTTCAAGCGCTCGAACTTCATGTATTTCGCGGGCTCGCGCTTGGCGAAGGCAAAGAAGGACTTGCCCAAAATTTCGGATGAGGTAGCGAAAACCATCCAGGATCGGATGGACGACTGGTTCGAGAAGAAGCGCCGGGGGCGAAACAGCCGCATCTTCGTCTTTCCCCGCGACGAAAAGATCTGGATCCTCGTCCGGCACGGCAGCCCCATGCGGCGCGAGGGCAAGCACGAGGACGAGGGTGAAGGCAGCCACGCCTTCTATCGCCCGCAACAGCACGACGTGCTGATCTACGACAGCGCCACCGACGAGATGGGCGTCAATGCCTCCACCAAGGGCGAGCGTGAACTCTACCTCAAGACCTTCGGCGAGCTCTTGTTCGGCAGCGACGCCTATTTCGACCTGGCGGAGCGTTATACGCTCGCACCGCTTCTCGAACACGGCCCCGAGGCGCTCGTCCACGACGACATCGATGGTATCGCCGGGGTGCGTCTGGTGGAATTCGGCCGCCGGTGGCCGGGCAAGGTCTCGGAACTTGAAATCCGCAAGTCCGAGAACCTGTTCAAGGCGTTCGGCGAGAACTGGGAAAGGCGTCTGAACGGTGGGCAGTTCACGCACGCGACCTTCCGCTTCGCCTTCGAAGGCTCGAAACGCGAGCGTTCCGTGACCATCCGCCCAGCCAACATCGCCCGCTACGAGCGGCAGGAGGACGAACATCTCATCGAGGCCTGGCTGCGGGCGCGCGGCTTCTGGCGGGTTCCAGGCGAGGCGGACGAGGATGCGGATTTCGAGGTTCTGGAAAGCGCTTGACGATTTTTCGGACGCCGCCGCCAGCCGATGGGAATGGACGGCGACCATCGGGAACGAATTCGCAAGTGTCGAACATCTGCTGAAACAGGCAGGCCGGGTACGGGAACTGCCCTGTCCTTCGCCCGGCGGCGCGGGCTGTCCGCGCCGTGTCATTCACCATGCCGACGGCTCGATCCGCGCGGTCTGCGGCGACCGGCCCAGGGCCTGTGCCCATCTCGACCTCGATGCAGACGACATCGCCATTCTGCGCGTGGATCGCACCGACCTGGCGAAGCGCATCGCCCGGGCGCTTGGAGTTTCACCGCATCAGCCGGGGCGCGGCACGACCGGACCGGTCACCCGCATCGGAACCCACGACATCTACGCCGGCCGCGGGTTCCCGGTATTTCTCGCACTCCCCCGGCCCTTCGGCCGACGCCGATCCTCGCCCTTTCGCTGAAGTGCTCGATACCCCCGGTCCACGGCTGCTTCTCACCCCCACGTCCGTATCGCTGCCCGATGCCTTGATCACGGCCCTCGACCGGGCCGGCGTGACGCGCATGGCGCTCGCGGACATCTTGATCGTGGATGATGGGGTGTTCGCGCCAGCCCGTCCGGCAACCGAGATGTTCGCGCCACTGCGTGACGCGGTTGGGCGCGACGCGGAGGACTCGGCACAGGGGCTGGCCTGGCCGCTTCCGCCCGATGCGCGCTGGGAAGACATCACCATGCGCTTCATCGCCAACGAGGTTCTGAATGTCACCTTCCGGGGCGAGACACGACGTTTCGAGCCCGATCAACTCGGCATGAAGAACGCAAAGAACGGCAAGCCGAAGGCCGTGTGGACCTATCTCAAGGCGTTCGCGCTGAGTGGCGGCCGGCTTGCGGTGCACAGGGGCAATCCAACGGAAACCTCGAAGCACCAGAAACAGAAGCAGGCCCTGTCCAAGGCGCTGCGCGACAGCTTCGGGATTGCCGACGAGCCCATCCCGACCGACGAGGGTAACTATGTCACCCGCTTCGTTGTCCGCGCGGATGATCTCGAACAGGGCCGCCAGGGTCAGCGCCAACGAAATTTCGCCGGGCGCCGCTGAAAAATCTCGAAAAAATCTGGGTTGTGAAACCGCCGGGGAGCAAGGCTCCTCGGCGATTTTTCTTCGTGCCGAAGCTGCTCCAACCGCCGTCCCAGCGAAATTTCGCCGGAGCCGGGTACTCGGGCCGCGTGCCCGTCCACCTGGACGAAGGCGAAAACCATGGAGCAGCTTCAACAGCTTACCGATCCCACCACCCGCATTTCCCGCAATATCCGCATCCGCGCAGCGCGCCTGGCGCGCTCGGGCGCCGTGCCGGGGCTCGATGCCGAGGACATCGAGCAGGAACTGCGCCTCGATCTGATCCGGCGCGCACGGAACTTCGATCCGGCGAAATCCTCCTTCGACACCTTCGCAGATCGCATCGTCGCCAATCGCGTGGCGACGCTTGCGAGCAGCACCATGGCCATGCACGCCGAACGGGCCATGCTCTGCATCGACGCGCCGGTCAGCGATGACGACGGGGGCCTGACCCTCTCGGACGTGCTGCCCGAGGCCGCCGCACTCGATCCCGTCGACGCGTTTTCGCTCGCCCACGGTCCCGGCCTGCGCGGCGATGTCGGCAGGCTCTTGGCCGCGCTCTGCNGGATGATCCGCAGCCTCGGCGATCTCAACGGGCTCGATTTCGTGGCCAAGGTCGGCGTCGAGAAGGACCGCAACAACCCCGACGATGCCGGTCGCAACGTGATCAAGGCGGCGATCGGCCCCGAACACGCGCAATATGCCGCCGTGATGGGGGCGGCGCCCTCGGCCGGCAAGGCGGTGTCGGCGCCGCCGCAAACGCCCCCGGCGCAGTCCACGCATCAGGCGCCTTCTGCCGGCGGCGCACCCTTCTGGGCGCGCTGAGGGAGGCCGCCATGATCCCTCGCGACTATCAGCGGGCCGCGGTCGACGCCGCCCATGACCGCTCGGCCGAGCACGGCAATACCATGCTCGTGCTGCCGACCGGAGCCGGCAAGACCGCCATCGCCGGCTTCTATGTCGGCGAACAGGCGGAACGGGATCGCGATGCCAAGGTGCTCGTGCTGCAGCACACCGACGAACTCATCGAGCAGAACCGGTCGGCGATCGGACAGATCTCGGGCCTCGGCACCTCGGTGGTGAAGGCAGAACAGGATTGCTGGGACGGCCCGGTGATCTTCGGCAGCGTGCAGACGCTCGCCCGGGAACACCGCCGCGCATCCATGCCGAAACTGAGCCATCTGGTGATCGACGAATGCCACCGCGCGGCCGCCGCGAGCTACCAGGCGATCCTGGCCCATGCGCGCGAGGTCAGTCCTGGCCTGAAGCTCTTGGGCCTCTCCGCCACGCCCGGCCGCGGCGATGGCCGCAGCCTGCGCAAGACCTTCAGCAATGTCGGCTATCACCTGCGGATCGGCACGCTCATCGCGCGTGGCCTGCTGGTCCCGCCCCGGACCTTCACCATCGACCTCGGGATCGAGAATGAACTCTCCGGCATCGACAGCACCGCCGGCGATTTCGACATGCGCCAGGCGGACAAGGTGCTCAATCGCGCTGTGCTCAACGAGGCCGTGGTCGAGCACTGGATGGACAAGGCCGCCGACCGGCGCACGATCTTCTTCTGCGCGACCGTGGACCATGCCTTAGCCGTGGCCGACGCGTTTCGGGCTGCGGGCGTTTCGGCCGAGACGATCGCGGGGGACATGCCGGCGCGGGCGCGCGCGAAGCTCATCGCCCGCTTCGACCGGGGCGAGGTTCAGGTTCTCACCAACTGCATGGTGCTGACCGAAGGCTTCGACAGCCAGCCCGTGGGCTGCATCGGCATCCTGCGCCCCATGCTGCACAAGGGCACCTTCATTCAGGCGGTCGGACGTGGCTTGCGCCGGGTGGATCCCGAACGCTTCCCCGGCATCGTCAAGACCGACTGCATCGTGCTGGATTTTGCGGGCGCGGCACTTCGCCATGGCACGCTAGAGCAGGAGATCGATCTCGACGAGGACGAGACCCCGCCTGGCGAGCGCCCGTGGAAGACCTGCCCGTCCTGCGAGGCCGAACTGCCGCTCGGTGCCTCCATCTGCGATCTCTGCGGCCACGTCTTCACCCGCGAGATCGGCGAGAAACGCCTGCTGACCGCCTTCGAGATGACCGAGATCGATCTTCTGGATCGCTCTCCGTTCTTCTGGGTAGCGCTGCATGGCGACGGCCAGGCGCTGATGGCCAGCGGCTTCCAGGGCTGGGCTGGCGTATTCCACGACGGTACGCTTTGGCACGCGCTCGGCCGGCCCAAGGGCCAGGCGATCCGCCCCCCGGCAGGCTCTTGGCCGCGCTCTGCCCGGCGACGCGGCAGGTCGCGTTGGCCGTCAGCCAGCTCAGCATCTCGGAGGCAGCACGCGCGCTCGGCGTTCACCGGAGCACGATCTACGAGCGTCTGGGCAGGATCCGCGAGATCGCCACCGAGATGGGCCTCGACGGGTATTTCGAGGCTGTCCCGACAGTTGCGGCCCCGCGCCGGTAAGTGAGGGCAAGCACTCAAGCCAATTCATGCCGGGCCTTCGGGGGAATGAAAGACCCTCAGGGAAACACCCCGACCGCGAGCTCCAGGGCGGCGTCGGGCCCGGCAGCCGACACCTTACGGACGAGCCCTGGGCAAGACGAAAAGGAGCAGCAGATGTTCAAATCCCCCCTCGAAAAACTCCGGCAGTCGACCTGGTTGGCGCCACTTCCCGATACCATCGCCATCCCGCCGCTGGCGGATCGCGCCGCGCGCACACGCCCGGTGGACCGCGCAAGCGTCGACGACATCGCCTTTGCCCTCGTCGCGCTCGAGGAAGAGCGCCGCAGCCTTGGCCAGACCATCATGGCGCTGGAGGACATGCTGCGCATGGCGCGGCGTCAGGGTGCGAAAGGCAGCGACAACGCCGTCGCATCCGCCGTCCGCGATCTGGAGGCGCGCAAATGAGCGCGCCCTTCCAACCCGCCCCGCTGAAGATCATCACCGCCGACGAACGCCTGCGCAAGACGCGCGGCATCAAGGGGGTGCTGACCGGCATTTCCGGCATCGGCAAGACCAGCCAGCTCTGGACGCTCGATCCCGAGCGCACCCTGTTCGTCAATCTCGAGGCCGGCGAACTGGCCGTTCAGGGCTGGCCCGGCGACGAAATCCGGGTCCGCGACTGGGAGCGCGCCCGCGACCTCGCCTGCTGGATCGGCGGTCCCAACCCGGCGATGCGCGAGGATCAACCTTACAGCCAGCGCGACTACGACCGCGTCTGCGCCGCCTTCGGCGATCCGTCCCTGCTCGACAAATACGACACGATCTTCGTCGACTCGATCTCCGTCGCCTCGCGCATCTGCATGCAGTGGTGCAAGGGGCAGCCGCAGGCGCAGTCGGATCGCAGCGGCAAGCTCGACCTGCGGGGCGCCTACGGGCTTTTGGGCCAGGAAATGATCGGCTGGCTCACGCATTTGCAGCACACGCCGCGAAAGAACATCTGGCTCGTGGGTCTGCTCGACCGGAAGATCGACGATTTCGGCAAGCCGTATTTCGCGATGCAGATCGAGGGCTCGAAGACCGGCCTTGAGTTGCCCGGCATCGTCGACGAGGTCATCACCCTCGCGGAAATCCGCCCCCAGGAAGGCGCGCCCTTCCGGGCCTTCGTCTGCACCACGATCAACGATTTCGGCTTTCCGGCGAAGGACCGCAGCGGCCGGCTCTCGATGATCGAGCAGGCCCATCTCGGCCGCCTGATGGCGAAGATCCGCGCGGGTTCCGGCGCGCAGGCGAGCGCCGATCTCGACTTCGATCTACCGCAGCAGCCGGCCCAGACCAATCCCATGACGAAAGGAGCCTGACCCATGGCGGACAGCATGGATTTCAACGGCGCCGAGACCCAGGACGCCGCATTCGACCTCATTCCGGCAAACACCCTCGTCAAGGTGACGCTGAGCATTCGCCCCGGCGGCACCGGCCCCGAGGGCTGGCTCTCCCAGAGCCGCACCAGTTCCGCCCTCTACCTCAACACCGAAGCCGTGGTGCTGGAAGGCCCCCATGCCCGGCGGCGCATCTACACCCGCATCGGATTCAAGGGAAAAAGCGTCAACGAGCGCGGCGAGGACACCTATGCCAACCGTGGCCGCGCCCTCATTCGCGGCATTCTGGAATCGGCGCGCGGCATCAAGGCCAGCGACCAATCAGAGGTGGCACGCACGGCCCGGATGATCCGCAGCCTCGGCGATCTCAACGGGCTCGATTTCGTGGCCAAGGTCGGCGTCGAGAAGGACCGCAACAACCCCGACGATGCCGGTCGCAACGTGATCAAGGCGGCGATCGGCCCCGAACACGCGCAATATGCCGCCGTGATGGGGGCGGCGCCCTCGGCCGGCAAGGCGGTGTCGGCGCCGCCGCAAACGCCCCCGGCGCAGTAGATCGCGACCGCCCGATCACCGGCACGCGGCTGCTGCGCGAGTGGCAGGGCGTCGAGCAGATCGTCACCGTCACCGCCGACGGCTTCGAATGGCAGGGTCGGCCCTACAAGTCGCTCTCGGCCATCGCCCGCGCCATCACCGGCACGCGCTGGAACGGCTGGGTGTTCTTCGGGCTCAGGAATCACAGGGCACGGAGATGACGAAGCCTGCTGTCCGCAAGCTGCGGTGCGCGATCTACACCCGCAAGTCGTCCGAGGAAGGGCTGGAGCAGGAGTTCAACAGCCTTCACGCCCAGCGCGAGGCCTGCGAGGCGTACATCGCCAGCCAGCGCTCCGAGGGCTGGGTGCTGGTCCGCGATCAGTATGACGACGGCGGCGTCTCCGGCGGCACGCTGGAACGGCCCGGATTGAAGCGGCTGCTGGACGACATCGAGGACGGGCTGGTCGACGTGGTCGTGGTCTACAAGATCGACCGCCTCAGCCGCTCGCTCGCCGATTTCGCCAAGCTGGTGGAGGTCTTCGACCGCAACGACGTGACCTTCGTGTCCGTCACCCAGTCGTTCAACACCACCACGTCGATGGGCCGGTTGACGCTGAACATCCTGCTGTCCTTCGCCCAGTTCGAGCGGGAGGTCACGGCCGAGCGGATCCGCGACAAGGTCGCCGCCAGCCGCAAGAAGGGCATGTGGATGGGTGGCGTGCCGCCTTACGGCTACCGCGTCGAGAATAGGAAGCTGGTGGTCGACGAGGACGCCGCGGCGCACGTCCGCTGGATCTTCGCCCGCTTCCTCGAGATCGGGTCCTGCACGGTGCTGGCCCGCGAGGTGGCGACGCGCGGCATTCGGACGCCGCGCGGCAACCGGATCGACAAGAAGTATCTTTACCGGATGCTGTCGAACCGCGCCTATATCGGCGAGGCTGTCCACAAGGGCGAAAGCTATCCCGGCGAGCACGCGGCGATCATCGACCGCGCGACGTGGGATCGCGTCCACACCATCCTGCAGGAGAGCCCCCGCAAGCGCGCCGCCCGCACCCGCGCCGACACGCCCGCGCTGTTGAAGGGGCTGCTGTTCGGTCCCGATGGCGCCGCGTTCTCGCCGACCCACACGCGCAAGGGCGGCAAGCTCTACCGTTACTATGTGAGCCAGACGGTGCTGAAGCACGGCGCCGGGTCGTGCCCCATCGGTCGCGTGCCTGCGGGGGAGATCGAGGCAGCAGTCATCGACCAGCTGCGCGCCGTGCTCCGCCAGCCCGAGATCATTGTGGGGACGTGGAAGGCGGCGCGGGCCCACGCCGACGACATCTCCGAGGCCGACGCCCGCGCGGCCCTGCAGCAGCTCGACGCGCTATGGGAGGAACTCTTCCCCGCCGAGCAGGCGCGCATTGTGGCGCTGCTGGTCGAGCGCGTGGACATCGGCACGGACGGGCTGAACCTCCGGCTGCGCATCGACGGCCTCGACAACCTTGCGTGCGAGATGATGGCCGGAAACATGGGAGCGGCTGCATGACCGGCGAGACTCTCATCCCCGACACGGTGATACTACACGTCCCGTTCCGCATCGTGAAGCGCGGCGGGCGGAAGGCAATCGCACTCCCCGACGGCGCATCCGCGCCCCGCCGCCCCGACGACGCCCTGGTCAAGGCACTGGCCCGCGCCTTCCGCTGGAAGCGGATGCTCGAGTCGGGCGAGTTCGCGACCATCGCGGAGCTCGCCGAGCGCGAGGGGATCGCGCCATCCTACATGACGCGCGTTCTGCGGCTGACCTTGCTCGCGCCGGACATCGTCGAGGCGATCCTGGAGGGAAGGCAGGGACCGGATGTGACCTTGGCCCGGCTGATGGACGGGTTCCCGAAGGAGTGGGAGGGGCAGCGGGAGTCTTTCTGA